CTATCAGCCTACAGAAAAAATAAATATGTAGATACTGAAGTCTTTCAGTTCTTAAACCTTATCGCGATAGAAGACTTTTACCCTATTGTCTATGAGGATAAAAAGTTTTTAGAGATGAAGCGAACTGCCCCATAGAGAGGGTCATCAGGGTTTATTTTTTTTACCTAGAACTACCTTACACTTCCCCGCCTTCCTCTCTTCCAGTGCCTTGTTGTACTCTGTCAGGTGGTTATTATTTATCTTAGGGCACATATTTTTGTACCCGCACCAGTCACAAAACTGGTTCATTTGGGGGAAGAAGTCAGACTTTTTTTTCTTGCGTATCTCCCAAACCTTCTGGGTCAGCTTACGGATATACATCATTACGTGAGCCTCAGAAAATTTAACATTTACTAGCTTGTCTAGATGTGGGTAGTAGTGAGCAAGTACAATATTTGGTACAGGAACCTCATACATCTTGTGTACGGCGAAAGCGTATAACAGCATCTGGGGGTCGTTGTACAGCTGCCTCTTCGAAGTAGGTCGTTTACTGGTTTTGTAGTCAATTACCAGATACTTTTCTTCCTTACTTTTGACGATACGGTCTATAATACCATTGACTGCGTAGCCCTCCTTCAGATCCACAGCAAAGAATTGCTCTGTCGACACCGGCTCAGTCGCTGATAGAGTCTGGTTGAATCTAAAGAAATTATCAATACAGGGCTTTAAAAGCTTTTCCTTTTCGTTTCCAAATGTGTAATTTTTACGTAAAACTTCAGCAACCTCCCACAACTCATCCGTCGAGGTACTGTGAACCCCCTCCTCAAATACTTTATGCACGTACGACCCAAACTGGAGCGCGTCTGTATTCGTGGACTTTTCGGGCAAATAATCAATATATTTGAATTTATACTTCAGTTTGCACTCGTCGTAGACTTTAATCTTACTAGGCGACACTTTATTGATGAACATGAATATTCCTCCAACTGTTATTAAAGAGTATTTGGACGAGAAATTTGCAGAAAATTCCGTCACTGGGCGAGAGTTTCGTACGAATTCGCTTTTTAGTGAGGATACCAAGCGCAAGCTCTACATCAACCTGGACACGGGAATGTGGATGGATTTCAAGTCTGGTGAGAAAGGGAACTTTTACCATTTAGTATCTTTTGTTGAGAATGTGCCGTACAGCAATGCGCGTTCCTTCATCAGGAAACTAGCGTTCGACAAAGACATTTCTTTGTTTGAAGTATCTACTCTAAATGTAGAGAATGTTCCTGTTAAGCGGGACAGAACCATCGTGGGAGACGTAAAAGACTTTTTTCCGGTGAGTCCGTGCTCTGATATTTCTAGCCCAAACTATCTCAAGAGAACGGCGTCTAAATTCGCTCATGATCGCGGTCTCGAAAACTTTAAGTTTTTTGTGGGAAGGTCGGGCAGATACCACCAACGTATTATTATCCCGTATTTTCACAAAGACGAGGTCTTCTATTTTCAAGCAAGGACTTTGGTGGATCGTGACCCTAAGTATCTTAACCCGAGTAAACACGCTTATGGGATCAAGACATCAGAAATTTTATATCCTTATGACGAAACTCTGGATTACGTTATCGTCACAGAAGGTCCTATTGATGCTATGACCTTACGCGCAGCTGGGTATAACGCAACCTGTACACAGGGCTGTAAGATGTCTACGGTCCAAGCTAAGAGTATCAAATGTGAGAAGGTTGTCATTGCGTATGATAACGATGAGAGCGGTAGAGAGGGCTTACAGGAGGCTAAGAAGCGGCTTCTATCCCAGCGTCGTGATAGCATATACAAACTTGTCCCGCCTAAGGAGTATAAGGACTGGAATGAATTTTGGGTAGGCGGAAGGGATTCTTTTGAATCTTACGTAGAAAAGAATATCGTTCCCGCAACTTGGGATTCTTTTGTTATCGAACGACTAACTTAAACCTATTACTTAAGATTGTTTGGTCTAGCACATTAAACTTTACCTGAATTTCGTAGACCCCTGTCGAACCGCCTAAATTTTCACCAGTATAGAAAGGCTCAATATTAGCGGTATTCCAGAGATAAGAAATTGTTCCGTGGGAGTCTACTTCTACGCCCTCGTGATCAAACCCGCCTTGACCCCCCCAGCCCGTTATTGCTACCCGCGAGGTTTGACCAGGAATTTCGTTAATCTTTGTAATTGAGATTTCTGGATTTTGAATTAACGCACCAGTCTCTATTAAGTTTCGCAAGCTTTGTTCTATAGGTTCATTATCTACCACAAGTTCCGTTTTGATGCGAAGCTTCTCTTTGGACCCCACAGCAATATATCTTTGAACTAGCTTATTTACTGTTGTGACGGCTAGGGGTTCTGATGTGGCGTATACATTTGCTGTGTCTAACCTGAATATATTAACATAAATTTGCGGTTTTGAGCCCTCTGCGTCTACAACTGTCCAAATATCCAGGTATCCTTGTACACTAGACGCTGAGTTCTCAGCCGTGGGGAGTGTATTTACAGGATTAAAGGTGGGTTCTGCTACTTCCGACGATTTATAGTAATAAGTACCAGTTTGAAGAAGGACGGAAAACTTTCCGTCCCCCGTTTTGAAGATCCCGCTGGCTGAACTAGCGTTTAAGTAATCTGTTTCTGTAGGGAATTCATCCGGGTTCCCGGTAAAACCTATGCGGTTCTGCTCGCCGTCCACTTCCTGTACTCGGAATACCATTTTTTCCGATGTATTTGAACTGTTTACTAACCCGTAATTATCGGATCCGGCACTCAAATCAAGATACGCGTCCGGAGAGCCGTATTGAGTATCCTGAAAAATGTGAACGGAGCATACCGCGTACGGGTCGGAATAACCTCCCGCCTTCACCATAAAAAAATCCAGTTTTGCCGGTTCAATAGGGGAAGGTCTATTTTTGCGGTTGATTACTGTTATGCCATTGAACGTAGTCATCTCTTACTTATTTAGATTACTTATGCGTGTTTAATTCTTCGTTTTCACGTTTGTTTTCGTCTATCAATAAGGTCATGAACTCATGTCTTTCGATACCCGTCATAATCATGATATCAAGATAACTAAATTTTGCGTGTTTGACTAGGTAGTAAGCCTGTTCTGCTAGACCCCGCATATTTTGGTCTAGCTCACGGAGAAAAAATTCTCGTTAAATGGAATTGTGCCCTTGCTGTCCTCCTCGCACGAAGCACACTGGAAAACCATTTCAGTTTTCATTCCGTAGTAATCTTTTACTAAGCGCTCCCTAAAGAAGGCAACGTCTTTCACGGTAGTATTTTCCAAGAATGCCTTCTTAATTTTTTGCTCGCTATACTTACCAATAGAGACCATAAATCTCCACATATTTTGAGTAAGTAGTTCCATGTCCGAAAAATACTTTTCGTCCTTACTTCGTGGGCTAACAAATACTAACTTTTGTTTACTGTCGGGGAGAATAATCTCAAGAGGTTCCTTGAAATCATCCCCGGCATACTCCACCGGAATCTCGGAAATTTTAATTGATAATTCATTTTTAGATTCACAATGTTCACAAGTAGCCTCAAGGGTGTAGTCGTCACCGTAAGAAATTTCTCTGAGCTTAAATAAAATATAATTTTTATCGGTAAGGGTCATGGAATCATATTCCAACCCCTTTACACAATCCGCAAAGAGAATTTTTATAATATCTCTACCTCCTCGGACGTTCTTAACACTACGGAGTTTTCTCTCTTGAGCAAAAGTGAATGGTTTAATTTCAATCTCTTCATCACAAGATACGTAAGATTTCCCCCTAGAAGGCAATAAAAGCGGTCTCCAATCCGAGTTAACTTTTACTTCAGATAGAAGTTCCGAAAGTACGTCACCGTAGCTTCCATCAACAACATCTGTTACCCCAGATTTTTCTTCTTTATCTGGCGTCGGCTCCCCCTGGACTGGATGAGTCACTGGTTGGGTTTCTTCCTCTTCGGGGGACACGTGCTCTAAATCAACTGGATTTTTGGGATCGATTCCGGATTTCTCCATGTGTTCGCGAGCCATATCAATTAATGATTTTTCTTCTGGCATAATTTTATAAGATATTAATATCTTTTACTATAATAGTAAAAATGACTAAAATTATTGTCAATAATAATTTTTCTGTAATGCACACGAACAACAAAAAGTTGCTGTCCACATTAAAGCAGAAATACAGCGCTAAAATTCCCGGCTACCAATACTCTCAAGCGTACAAAAGAGGTTGGAAAGGAGAGAAATATTTTTTCTCCGAAAAAACTGGGAAGTTCGGCACAGGTCTTCTACCGTATATTGAAGAAGACCTCAAATATTTAGGTGTCCCGCATAAAATCGAAGATTTACGGTCCGCAACCCACAAAGACGACGTGTCACTCCCCCAGGTTAGTTTTAGGGGCTACCAGAGCGATTTAATTCACAAAGCACTATCCCAGAAAGGATGTATCATAAAATCCCCCACAGGCTCTGGAAAGACCGTTGTACTGGGGGGTCTGATAAAGGCTCTTGAAGATAAAACGGGTCTCATTTTCTTTACGAAGAAACAGCTTTTATACCAAACCTATGAACAACTGCGCGAGTGGGGATTCGATGTTGGTCTTGCTTTCGGGGACGGGGTGATTCTGAAGCCGATTACCCTCTGCACCATTCAATCGATAGATAAAGTTATGGATAGTCATTTGGAGCAGTCTGAGTTTATTATCTTTGATGAGGTTCATGAATTTGGTAAAGGTAAGATTGCCTCAAAAGCCGTAAAGTCTTTCCCCAACGCAACTTACAGAATAGGAATGACAGCTACAGTACCTACTGACCCGATCAGCAAGCTTAATCTTATCTCAGGATTAGGTAAGGTTATTGAAGAGGTAGATGCGAAAGACCTCGTCAGTCTGGGCTTCCTTACTGAGCCTATAATTCAGGTTATTTCAGTTAAAGACACCGCTAACGTAGACGACACGGAACTTACGTATAGAGAGGTTTATGAAAAGTTTATTACTAATAACGACCTTCGAAATAAAATGATCGTTGAGCTAGTAAAAACAATCTCGAAAAATCCTTCTCGAACTCTAATTATTGTGAAAGATCTTAAACACGCTGAAATACTTCATAAAATTATTCCAAATTCACTGAAGTTAGAAGGTAAAGACGATCTTAGCGTGAGAAAGAAAACAATCAAGGAGTTCATAAAAGCCGAAAGTTCGGTACTTATAGGCACCACAATTATGCAAACTGGTATCGATATACCTGAAATCACTCATCTAATAAATGCGAGAGGTTTAAAATCTGAGATCGCTACAATTCAAGCGATGGGACGGGCTTTGAGAATCCACAAATCGAAACGTAAAGTTTATATTTACGATTTCTTTGATAGGGCACCGTACCTGGAAAAACACGCTAAAGAAAGAATTAAATCCTATAAGTCGTTAGGAATGGAGGTAAAAAAATGAAAAAAATTGATGAAGAAACTAAAAAAATGAACGAGTACACCC